CTGTGAAGAGCTTACTTCAGGAGATAATCCGGTGATGAAGTATATAACTTTATACCAAAATGTCCGTCGCGGTAACATCGAAAGTATCAACCGTGGCGGTGGCGAGGGCAATGTAGCCCTGTATTCCTATTCTTCCCTTCCCGAGAAATACAAGAAACGTTGGGTTGAGCGTCATGGCGAGCCCGAGAAACAGATGCGAGAAGAAATGATTCGTAACATAGTGAAGAAAGACGAGAAGGCCGAGAGCTTTTTCGAGGATTACCGTTACGACAAGAACGGTGAGATGGTCGCTCTTCCCGAGGATGTGAAGAAGGAATACACCTGGAACGCTTCGGTGCTGAACGCGTTGATGGAAGAGTTCAAACGCTTGAGTTCATCCAATAACAAGCTGACCGGTTTCCGCCGTAACCTTTGGGAACTTCTGCTTGTCACGAGTGAGGAATGGCGTCCGGTGTACGGGCACAGTCTTCCGGGCAGTGTGGGGCGTTTGAAAGCCCTGATAAACAAGTTCCGTCCCGACAACTACGGTGTGCTTGTGAGCGGTAAATACGGCAACAGCAACACGCTGAAGATCGAGGAGGACGGCGGGCGTTACCTTGTAGCATTGAAACGCAGCCGCGTTCCGGTTTATACTGACATGGAGATCTTCGAGGAGTACAACCGTGTCGCTCCGGAACGTGGCTGGAAGCCCCTGAAGAGTCCCCGCAGCCTCCGCGAATGGTTCAACAGCCCGCGTGTCGAACCTCTGTGGTACGATGCCGTTTATGGGGAAATGAAGGCACACCAGCGTTATGACCGCAAGCACCGGACCATCCTTCCGGGCCGTCGTGACAGCCTTTGGTATGGCGACGGCACGAAGCTGAACCTCTACTATCGTGACGAGAACGGAAACAAGTGCACTACAAGCGTGTACGAGGTGGTGGATGCCTATAGTGAAGTCCTGCTCGGTTATTACATCAGCGACAACGAGGACTATATCGCCCAGTACCATGCTTTCCGCATGGCTATCCAGACGAGCCGGCACAAACCCTACGAGATCGTGTGCGACAACCAGGGCGGTCATAAGAAGAACGCGGCGCTGGGCCTTTTCTCGAAGATCAGCCGTATCCACCGCCCGACAGCTCCGTATAATGGCGAATCTAAGACGATTGAGAACATTTTCTACCGCTTCCAGAGCCAGGTATTGAAGAAACGTTTCGGTTTCACCGGGCAGAATATTACGGCAAAGAGAGATACAAGCCGTCCGAATTTGGAATTCATCAACGCGAACATCGACTCCCTCCCCACATTGGAGGAACTGAAGGAACAGTATGCCGCCGCCCGTGAGCAGTGGAATTCAATGAAACACCCTGCCACCGGCATCTCCCGGATTGAGATGTACAATACCAGCGTGAACGAGGCTACCGATGCGGTAAGTGTGTCGGATATGGTGGAGATGTTCTGGTACACGACCGAGAAACCGTCGCTGTTCACCGCCAACGGTATCGAGATCACGGTACAGGGAAAGAAATACCCTTACGAGGTTTTCTCCGCCCCCGGTGAGCCTGATCTGGAATGGCGCCGACGTAACACCTACAAGAAGTTCTATGTCCAGTACGATCCTTATGACATGAGCAGCGTACGTCTGCTGTACAAGGATAAGGGCGGAGCGATGCGCTTTGAGTGTGTGGCTTCGTTCCCGCTGATGATCCACCGTGCCCAGCAGGAGCAGACGGAAGCCGAGAAACGTTTCATCCGCGCCCAGCAGGAGGCCGTCATCAACGAGCGTATAAACCGCCAGGTCGTTGCCAAGGACATCGAGTACGAACATGGTGTCGCACCGGAACAGAACGGTCTGCGTACCCCTGACCTGAAAGGTCTCGGAAAGGAGGCGCAACGCCAGATTGACCGTCGCACAAGAAAATACAGCCAGCCGGCCCGTCCTTCCATCGGCCGAGACATGAAAGTCATCAGCAACGTGACATGGGACAGCTTTGAGAAGAAGGAAGTGAGCATCCGCAAGGTGGTCGGGAAATTATAAGGAACAGATTTATAACAAGATAAAAAATATTGATTATGGAAATTACAATGAAAGAAAAGGACGCCATCAGTGAAAGCCTCCGGGCTTACGTGGCGAAATACCCGAGCCAGACGAAGGCTGCTGGCAGCCTGAAGGGGGTTAGTGTAGGTACTGTTAGCAATATCCTGAATGGCCGTTATGAGAATATCAGCGACGAGATGTTCCGTAATGTCGCCTCGCAGGTCGGTGGTGTAAGCGCTACCGGCTGGCAGATCGTGGAGACCGGTGCTTACCAGGAGATCACGGCTGTACTCTCCGATGCGCAGCGCTGGCGCAATGTTACCTGGGTGACCGGCGAGGCCGGTTGTGGCAAGAGTACCACCGCCCGTGTTTACCTCCAGGAGCATAAGGAGGTTTTCTATATCCTCTGCTCTGAGGACATGAAGAAAGGTGACTTTGTCCGCGAGATCGCCCGTACGGTCGGAATCCGGACCGAAGGGTATAATATCCGTGAGGTGTGGGGGCTTATATTGGATGACATCATCCAGATGGACGCGCCCCTGCTGGTGTTCGACGAGGCGGACAAGCTGACCGAACCGGTGTTCCACTATTTCATCAGCCTGTACAACAAGCTGGAGGAGAAATGCGGTGTCGTGTTCTTGAGTACCGATTATATTGCCAAGCGCATCAGCAACGGCTTGCGGTACCAGAAGCCCGGCTACAAGGAGTTCTACAGCCGTATCGGACGGAAATTTTATGAGTTGGAGCCTACGGACGTGAACGACGTGTTTGCGATCTGTTCCGCCAACGGTGTGACTGACAGGAAAGACATCGATAAGGTGATAAAGGAGGCTTCGACATGTGACTTTGATTTGCGGCGTGTGAGGAAGTCCATTCACAAGGTGAAACGCATGACGGGGGAATGACCCCCGTTCAAATACCGTTCAAACGTAATTTTAAGGATATGGAAAACAAATTTGAATACTTAAAGATCGACGGTCGCGAGCAGCTTCCCGCTCCCTGGAGCGATTACCCAGTCTTGAGGGAATACGAGACGGTGACCGTTTACCGGAATGGTCGCGACTACCTGGACGCCCTTGTGGGACAGCAGGACGGCTGGTGGGTTGCCGGCGTTCACATGGAGGTGGGCGGTTCCGGCGGTGGTTTCAACCCGGGACGTAAATGGGGACAGTTTGCCACCCGTGAGAATGCCCTTCTGTGGGCACTCGGCAGGATGCTCTGCCATGAGAAGCTGCGGGGTGCTGCACGGCAGGCCGTGCTTGACCGAATTGACAATATCCGACAACTAACACTGTTCTGACCATGGAAGAAGAGAAAAAGGATAATAAAAAAGCGGGCATGAGACGTGCCTTGAATGTCAGGGACATCCTGAACAAGAAGTATGACGTATTCCCTTTCGAAGGGAAATGGAAGGATGCCTTCGACACTCCGGAAGTCCGGGGCTGCTGGTTCGTGTGGGGCAACAGCGGTAACGGTAAGACCTCTTTCGTGATGCAGCTCTGCAAGGAACTTTGCAAGTATGACCGTGTGGCGTTCAACTCCCTGGAGGAAGGAACTTCTTTGACAGTCCAGAATAACCTGCGGCGCTTTGGTATGGCCGAGGTAAGCCGCCATTTGGCGTTCATCAAGGAGGACATCCCCACCTTGAAGATCAGGCTCCGGCGTCATAAGAGTTTCAACATCGTGATCATTGACAGCTTCCAATACACACAGATGACGTATCGTGACTATATCCAGCTGAAGGAGGAGTTTCCGGACAAGTTGTTTGTTTTCATCAGCCATGCCCGCGGCAAAAATCCTAAAGGTGATGCGGCCACGAGTGTGATGTATGATGCAGATCTGAAGATATGGGTGGAGGGCTATGTCGCCTTCAGTAAGGGACGTTATCAGGGGTCCACAGGTGAATACACAATCTGGGAGAAGGGCGCCTATGACTATTGGAATGTGGCGGGGCCGAAACAGAAAGGGGGCCAGGCATGAGCAGGATAAAGAAACAGCTGGAGATCTGTCCTCCTGCCTATATGTGTAAAGGGACTAACCGCGAGAACTTCGTCAGTACCGGTCACAAGTGTGGTTACTGCAAGGGTAACGGCTGGTTCTGGGGAACGGAGGAAGGCAGCCGCGAGGATGTGCGGAAACCTTGTCCGGTCTGTGAAGGCAGCGGTGAACTGGATGCGGTTATAACAGTGGATTGGAAACCAACAAATAAATAATCATCATGGGAA